GGGTTCCAGTAAATACACAAGTTTTTAATGCTAAACACTTTTTTTCAAAAGAAGCTACGCCCGAATATTTAGAAAATAAATGCACTTATAACTATATTAATCATAATAATATAAAAATTGTAGATCACAGTGTAGAGCCATTTGTTCAAAAAACATATGCTTAAATTATTTCAAATTTTTATGATAGTATCCAATATTTTATAAAATATACTTTTATAAAATACAATTATTCATAAATATTTAAAAAAAATAATTGCAAAATTATTGATAATAATATTTAACATACTATACTTATTTTAATTATAATATTTGCTTTTTCAGAAATATCGTAAATATCATCATTCATTATTTTTGTAATTCCTTTATTTTTTATTTTATAATATTGTTCTTTTTTTATATACAAATCTTCCAGTGGTATTTCAAATACTTTTTCTCCTATGCCAATAGTTAAATTTAAGTTATTTACAAAATAATTATGCAAATCAGAAAATACTATTTCTTTATTAACATAAATATTATTTTCTTCATCTATAGTTATATTTGGAGAAAGGTCTGGTTCACAAATAACAAAAATTTCTCCATCTGGACTATCAAAATAAACTTCGTTATACCATAAAGGCACTAAATATAATTTATTTTCAACACATAATTTATAAATATTATTATTAAATAAATCGTTAATGGTTGGATTTAATTTGTATGTCAATACATTGTCATATTTTTTTAGTATGATTATTTTGATTTCTTCAATTATTTCTTGAGATAAATGAAGTGTTGAACGATATTTAGAGAGAAATCTATATATGTTCAAACAAGTCGTTTTGTCTAAATCTTCAAATAATTTTACAGATATTTTTTTGTATCCAACTACTATTTCTCCTACTATTTTTGAAATTAATTTACTATATTTTCCCCTTAATATGCCTTTCATGAATAATCTTAAAATATCTACATAATCAAAATTATAATTTAACGAATCATTCAAATTTTCATCAGCGTCATTGGTTTGTTGTTCATTTATTTCTTCATTATCTTCTTCACAAAATTGTATTAAAAAATTATATGCTTCATTAATTTTTTTAAATTTATCATTTGATTCTTGTGTATTGTCATTTTTATCTGGATGATATTTTAATGCTAATTTATGGTATTTTTTCTTTAAGTATTTTAAATTAAGTTTATCATAAATATTATTAGGTAATTCACAAACATCTATTTCTAAAACATGTAATGCTGTATTATAATCCATTTGTAATAATCCATATTATAAACTTTAAGTATTTAATTTTTCTTTTTGTTTTGTTATTTTAGTAGCTTTTTATTTTAATTTAATTATCAAACTTGTTAAAATTATCATTATACATTTTAACATAAAAATCATCATTAACAATAGTATTAAATTTTATGTCTAAGTCTTTAACCATTTTACTCGTAAATGGATTATACCAACAATTTATTAATTCATTACCAAAGTTATATTTATAATTTTCAATATTTATAGATAAATGAGTTAAAATATTTTTCCACAGCTGATATAATAATACATTTGTTGGGTGTAATGAATGTGTAAATAATAATTGTTTATCAAAATTGTTATAAATAAAATCTGTAATATCTGTGCTTAAATCACTCTCAATATTACTTTTTCTACAACTTTCTATACATGCATTAAATTTTTTTTTATAATCAATATTATTTAAATTAGTATAGGTTTTAATGTCTTGTTTATTTATACCATAACCAGACCAATTTATAGGATATATAGGAAATTTAATTAAAAATGTTTTTATTATTTTGATATTTTTTTCTTTACAATAAGTTATAATTTTACTTGAAGAAGCTTGATTATCATTATCTAAATTATTTAGTTCGATTATTAATATATCTAAATTATCAAATATTTTATAATCTAATATACGACAATTATTAATATAATTTTTATCATATTCATAAAATGGTAATGAAAACTCTACTATTATATTGAACTGTTGTTTTATGCTTTGGTTAAGAAAAAATTTATCACATAAATGTAATTGACAAGATCCAAAAAATCCTATTTTAAGCATATATAATATATATAGTTAAAAATATTATATGTAAATTAGATTTTTAATTTATTTTTAATTTATTTTTAATTTATGTATTATTTGTATTAAATTTAAAAAATATTTTTCTACGTGATATATTGGTCTGTAATTATTATTATAATATTTAAAAAAATTATATGTAATTATTAATATTTCTGACATATCTTCATTTTTAATAATATTTTTTTCAACTAGATTTTTAATTATGTACCAAATACAATCTGATATATCTAAATTATAAATAAAAATATCATACAATATATCCCTAAATTTTAAAAAATGCAAACCGTTTATGTTAATTATATTTGAAATAATTTTATTGCAAATTATTATATATGGTAACATTAATGTTTCATTATAACAGTGCAACATTTTAATATTTGTAATATTTTCAAGTTTTAACCCATTTGGCAATTTTTTATTTAAACATTTTGTATATAGTGTTTTAGTTGGTCTCGGAATATTTATAATTTCACAACAATTTAAAATATTATCTGGAATAAAACTTAATTCTTCTGTTATTAATATAAACTTTAAATCAATATGTAAAAAATTATTTTGTTGCATATAACTATAAAAATTATCTAATAAATCAGAATAAATTTCATTAAAATACTTACATACTATTATACCAGTTTTATCAGTTTTTGCAGACACAATGTCTACAATATTTTGATATATTTCGTGCCATAATAGCTTTGAGTTACATCCCAAAAGAGACATATCAATCTCATAATGAATATTACTTATTTTAAAACAAAATTGCTGTTTATTATATATTATATTTATCTTTTTTTCATATTTTAAATCTGTTGGACAATATTTTTTAATTATTTTTAACATTTGTGTGTATTTACCAACACCACATGGTCCAAATAAAATTAAGTTTTTTAGATCATTTATATTTTTAGGAAATTTATTGTATACTTTATTTAAATTTGGATGTAAGTCGCATTTTTGTGACTCATTTATATATTCTTCAAAAGAATTTTCATAAAATTTCATTTATATAATATGAGACATTTCTTTATTTACATTTATTATCGCATTATTTATTTTTAAAATTAACATAAAATTAACACTTAAATATATTTAATTAATCATCGTAATTAAATATAATGAATATTTTAACAAATATAGAACAATATGATAATACATATATTTATTTTGGAGATTCAATAAAAAATAATATTATTAACGAAGGCCATTTTATAAAAATAATATACTCAACAAACTATTTTAGTTTAAATGGTGTATATTTACTTGTTAAGTTTACTAATATAGTTTGTGAGAAATATTATAATAAATACAAATGTATGTTTAATGTTGTAGACCATAAAAATATTATTGATAAAATTAAATTAATTGAAGAACAAATATTGGATAAATTAAAATTACAAAATAAAACACCACAATACACTATTTATGACCAATTAAAACATGGATACATTAAAATGCATAATGAATACAATAGTCCAAATATGAATTTTGTTTTAAAAATTTCTGGAATATGGGAATCTAATACACATTATGGTGTAACTTTTAAATTTATAAATTTATAAAATTACAAAAGTTATTTATTTTTTAATTTTATCCATCTGTAACAAATTTAGTTATTGATGTGTTTAAGTATATAAAAACAAGTATTATCCATAGTATTATTACATATTCACCTATAATTATTTTTGTTTTTTTTATTTTAAAGTTTTTGTTAAATACTTCATTCCACTTAACTGTATATGATAATGACGTAATTAGCAGTATATTTAATATTGCATTGCACACCGAATAATTTATCACATGTTGATTAAGTATAACATCTTTATAAACAATATTTAAATATAACAACCAACCTAATATTACTAATAAAATTAAATATGGAAAACAAGATAACAAAGAAAATAATATTTTATAAGTTGTAATATTTTGTTCTGAATTTACATTATCATGAACCACTAAAACTATTATCATAAATATAGCTAAAATTAATACTGAATATTCGGCTAATAATGTAGCATATGAATTTTCTCCAGAAGTAGATATTGAAGTTATATATAATATGATTGCAACAAATAATAATGATACATAAATTTGGTGAAATATTGTATCCATATATTTATTATATATTATATTATGATATATTATATGTATCTTTTATCCATAATTTTATAGTATTATTATCACATAAATTATAATCATCCATAAATCCATCTAATGAATAAAACATCGGTTTTTTCATTTTTTCAGTTTTATAATAAATGTAATGTCCTCTTGGTCCGTTTCGAATTGATATATTTTTACTAATTTCTCTCTTATTTAATTTGTTGTCTTCATCTTCTAAAATATATTTTTTAATTTCGTCAAATGATATATTTTCTATAGGTCTATTTCCTAGTTCTTTTAGAGATTTTGTTTTATCACCCCAAGTCATATAAAGTCCATATTTTCCACGTTTAATTATTACATCCTCGTTATTGTATTTTCCTATTATATTTTGATTATTTGTCTTAGTATTTGTCTTAGTATTCGTATTATCATTGGTTTGTAATTCGTTTTTTAAATCCATATTTATACTTACATTTATGTTAGCTTGTTCACGTTGATACGCTTCAATTAATTCGTCTAATTGCATATTATATGAAGAGCACGTTTCAACTAACATTTGTTCTCCTCTAGATATTTTGTCTAATTGGTTTTCCATTTGTTCTGTAAAATCATAATTAAATATAGAATATAAATGTTTATCAACAAATTCCATAACTTGTATTCCAAGTGGTTGAATAACTAACTTGTTTTTCTCATTACCAAATTCTTTTGTTACTTTTGTTTCACAAATTTCACCATTTTTTAATTCATAATTTATACAACTAACTTCTTTGCCCTTTATATCTTTTTTTACAACATATTTTCTATCTTGTATTTTTTCGACTAATGAAGAATAAGTAGATGGTCTTCCTATACCTTTTTGTTCTAATATTTGAATTAATTTTGCTTCTGTATAATGGCGTTTTATATCATGAAACGTCATATTCGCGGCAATTCTAGTATAATTTATTATCTCATTTTGTTTTATTGTTTGTAAGTAATTATATATTTTATTTTCATAACTTATTGGGGCATTTGTAACTATATGCCAACCTAAAAAATCAATTTTTTCATTTGTATATTGAAATACTTTTGAATTATGTGAAGATGTTATTTGAGCAGTTATACTACTATATATTGCTGGTGGCAAACATGATTCTAATGTATGTTCCCAAATCATTCTATACAGTTTTTTCTCCTTTAAATCTGATTTACTAGGTAACTCTAAGAGAGAAATGTTAGTAATGCGAATTGATTCGTGTGTATCATTTTCACATATTAAGTTATTTATGTCTTTATTTATGTATTTGTCTGTATTGTATTTTTGTAGTATATATTCTTTTGCTATATTTATAAAATACTCACTATACTTTTTGCTATCAGTTCGCATATACGTTATATATCCTTCTTCATACAAACTTTGGGCAATTTGCATTGTTTCTTTTGCTGAAAAACCTAATTTATTAATTGCATCTTGTTGTAATGTAGATGTAATATATGGTTCTGGTTGAAATTTAATTACTTTTTTAGGTGTTGAACAAGTATATACATGATTAAAAATTATGGAATTTTCTAAAAATTGAATTGCGTCATCGTCATTTTCAAATTTATGATTTAATTCAAACGAAAGATTCATATTTGTAAAATAACCGAATATATTGTATATTTTTCTCTCTTCTAAACTATTGGTTGATATATAATTGTCATAAATAATTTTTAAAGCTGGTGTTTGACATCTACCAAGAGAGAGAGATGTTGATTTGTTAGGATAAATGTGTTTCCAAAGTAGTGGAGTCATTTTAAATCCAACTAATATGTCAAGTATTTGCCTTGTTTTTTGAGCATTTACAATATTTATATTAATAGTTTGTGGATTCTGAATAGCATATTGAATTGCTTTTTCAGTAATTTCATTAAATATAATTCTTTTTATATTCAATGGTAAGTTAAATTGCATGCATATATGATAATTAATTGTCTCACCTTCTCTATCATTATCACATGCAAGAATAACTTCATCTACTTCTTTTATTTTCTTTTTAATTAAAGATATATTGCGTTTTTTAGATTCTATAATTTCATAAGTACATTCAAAATTATTTTCAGCATTAATATTTTTTAAAGACGGCAATTCTGTAATATGCCCCATTGTTGCAACTACTTCGTAAATATTTAAATCATCATTATCATTTAGATATTTTTGTATAGTTTTGCATTTTGATGGAGATTCTACTACTACTAAATATTTCATTATATATAATTAGTTTATCATATTATTTTTATGTTATTTATCGTTTTATATTGTTTCCATGACACTTGAACATTAGGTTTTATAGGTTCTATAGGTTTTTCTGCGTTTTCATTTAATTTGTCTGCCTTTTTTAATGCACTGTCAATATATAGTTCTTTTAAAATAGTGCCAACTAAAAATGACCCTTCATGTTGGTCTAATTCATTTTCTTCAATTTTTCGTAGAACATCAACAAATTTATTTAATATATTTATATCAATTTCATCCTTTTTTAGTTTATTAAAAATATCTGTATAATATGTAAATAAAAAACTACATTCATTAATACATTCTTCTGATATTTTATCATAATCTCCTCTATATTTATCTTTTATTTTAATCATATTGTCTATCTCCATTCTAAATACATGACTATGCTTTAATTTACGGATTAGTTCAGTTTGATCTTGTACATTATTTTCCTTTATCATGTTTTGTAAATGTAATCGTTGTTTATCGTTCATAATGTATATCATAAGTATTTTATTTTTATATTTAAATCTATTAATATAATATTTAAATATAATAATATAATATATGGTAGCACAAAGTTCTAATTCTGCACCACCCGGATTAATTTATCCAACCCAGCGCGGATATATTGGAAACAATCCAAGAGATGCTGCGTATCAATCTATGGTTGGTTCAGCTACATCTCAAAATAACTTAAATAAAGCTGTAGTAGGAGGAAAATATAAAAGTAAAAAAAATAATAAAAAAAACAAAAAATATGGCGGAGATACAGCTAATACTGTTCAAGTTCCACAAATGAATGTCATGTATAAACCTACTGGTGGTCCCGGATTAGACCCAAATTCATTAATTAAACAAAATGCATCAATAGGTATGCAAGGTGCTGCAAATTCAAAATATGACAACCAAGCTACAATTAAAGGTGGGAAACGATATTATAAAAGAAAAAGTATTAAAAGAAAAACATATAGAAAAAAAGTATTTAAAAGAAAAACATATAGAAAAAAGTATTAAATTTACACAATTTTTATATAATTTCTATAAATCTATTTTTGTTCATTTTATTTATTAATGATGCATAAATTCTAGTCAAACTATTTTTAAAATACATTTTTTTAGGGTGTTCAAATTTTTTTGGTTGCAGTTCTTGTATATCTGGTATTTCTAGTATTTTATTAAACAAACTAATATTATCCCAAAATTGCTCGTATTTTACACAATATATTTTATAATTTCTCTCTTTTCTAACTGTATAATTATCATAAAATTCTTCTAATTTGTATAAATCTTTATTTTGAATTAGCACATTAGATAACTGGACGTTTCCATTATTATCACACATAATATGTTGTAAATGATTAATATTTGCTCCAGTATTATTAATGCATCTACTATATATTACTTTAACTGGATTTCTATAAATATAAATTACTTTATAATTTTTAAGTTTAGTTTCATCAATTTCAACATCATTAAACCATTCTTCATATACTGGGTTATCTGTGTTATGTTTACCAACATATTTTAATTTGTCTGGAGGATATCTATCATGAATATGATAAACATTTCCAAAATTAGATAAATAATTAAATAGTATGGTTGATCCACTACCTCCAAAACTACATACATAATAATTCATGTTTTTATCATAAATATTTTTATTGGTTATATTAGTATTATTATCTATACTTGTATTTATAATTGTATTTATATTATTATTTATAGTTTTTTTTACAATTTTATTTATACTTTTATTTTTATTAGTATTTGTATTATTATTATTAGTATTAGTATTATTTGAATTTGTACTATTTGTATTAGTATTATTTTAAT